GGCATAATCCCGCATGTCGTTGGCATCGCCACCTGCGAATCCCCATGGTTTGTGGATCATCATGCAATGTCTTGATAAAAACTTATTGATAAACATAATTTTTTTATTCAAAATCACCATAATTTCAATGAGCTGCAATACACATAGCAATATACAAAATTTAGGCAGAAATATTATGAATGTTAAAGAATTCAAATCTGTAGTTTCTTCAAGTTTTTCAATACTCAGCACTGCAATAAGCCAATTAAAAACAGCAAAAGAAGATCCCTTTTTACAACACGAAAGTTCTAATCGCGCCAATCAGTTAGAATTAATTAGAACTCAAATCTCAACAATTAATAAATATAGTTTCATACATTATCCTGATCAGTATACAACTGAAGAAAAACAAGATCTCAACGAGATAATAATAACCATAGGGAATTACCTCTCGATAATACGATCGTCTATCTTCGACGACACTGCTCATGAACAATTAGAAGCCTTATCCAACAAACTGATAAAATACGTACGAATCGCACAATTAATTAAAGAAACAGACCAAAACGAAAGAGTATCTACGACATTCGAGAACAAAGTAAAAGATGAATTAACAAAAATAAGCAAAATCAAAAATGATATAGATATAAACCTATCAAAATCCAATGACATATTTTCAAACAGCACCGATGCTCATGAAAATATTATCCAATTAGTTAATGAGCTTAAAAAAGAGCAAGGTTTGGCGAGTAAAAAAGGAAACGATATAAATCAAATACTAATGAGAAGTCAGAATGCGTACAGTAATATCGAAGCTATTAACGAGGCATTAAACACTGCAAAGATAACTCTCGATGATATTTTTGAAAAGGCAAAGAAATTGCAAAGCAATTCATCTGAATTCATAGAGAAATCTAAAGAAGTAGTCGATAATATCGTAGCAAAGGCAGATGAAATCAATGAATTAGAGAAAGAGATTTCTTCACAGAATCAAGCCTCAAAAGACCTTATCAATAATGCAAAAGCAGCTATGAATCTTGCAGGCACATATAGATTATCAAGGCATTTTAAAACAGCATACGATCTTGCTAAATCGAATCGAATTTTTTGGGCTAGAGCATCAATCATTTCAGCTTTGGGATGTATTATCTTTGTAATATATATTCTTATTGAAATGAATAAAGCCTATGATACATCGGGGGTAACTCAAGGTTCTCACTTAATGATGCTCTTCATTGCTAGGTTATCAATGATTCCTATTCTGATTGGTTTTTTTGCATTTAGTGCAGTTCAATATGTCAAACAAAACAACATAAGCGAAGATTATGCTCACAAGAAGTTACTATCTGAAACCTTAATCTCCTTTAAACAAGAGATTGACAATAATGAATCAGAAAAAACATCAAAATTCATGGATGATATCTTAAAAAATATTCTTAATTCCCCGTTAAGCTCTAATGACAAGAAATCTTATCGAGAAGAAGCTAAAAACATTAATAATCTAATTGCATCATCCATGAAAATAAATAAAGAAATATTAGACAGAGTTTTGCCTGATGAGGATAAAGGAAAGAATAAAGACAACGTAACTAGTTGATTCAATGAACTGAGCACATGAGTAAGATTTTCGTCTTACTCATGAATATCCCTTCTGATATTGAAGGAAATTATCGCATATGACCAATAATACAAATAATGTTAGTCAGTTAATTATTTAAAGTAATGTTTATATACTAGATAACATATAAAAAATAATCCTTTCCAGCTATCACCACTCATTGCTTAATCAAACATTTCTCATTGCCGGTCTTCCACGTAAATGCCAGCTGAGATGATGGCACCACCGATACGGCGCTTTCCATAAGCCAACGGAACAGGGTTCCCCTGAGCGGTTGTGTTCGTTACTCCACCAAACGCATAGGATGCCTTGTTATCCGCATCCTGCTTACTCGACAACCCACCGGGCTGCGGGGATAGCATTTGAGCAACGCCACCTATCGTCATAGAGGCCCCGACAGCAAACACCATATTACTGGCTGCTATACTCACTCCTGGCATCCAGATAGACACAGCAACCAGCACAGCACCGAAAATCGTTTGCAGCAGGCCAGACCTTTTACTTCCCATAATAACTGGCACAATGTGAATTTCCAGGCCACCAGCTGGGAAAACAAGTTCGTCTTCCCCAATATTCTGTTTCCCACGAAAAATACTGAATGTCAGCCCGCGGGATTTACTCGTATTCAGATACTTCTCGAATCCGGGCAGCGTTGCACACAAAGCCCGGATAGCTTCCTGCGTCGTAGTGATCAGGCGCTTATGTTCCCTTCCAAATATTTTGGCTAATGAACCGCTCAGTTTAATCGTCGTCATTACCTCAGTGCTCTGCATTCTGTCTTCCCCCGCAAGTGTAGATCGCTGATAAGGCTGATTTGAGATCGTATAATTTTCGTTTACAACTACTGCCCGGCGCGGGTGGAATGTCCCGCAGGCGCTTTGAAACTGTCTGCCTGTGTACCCCCGTAACATCAGCCAGTTCGGTAATCGTTAACCGTATTTGTTTCATCATTCCCCCCAAAGATGATGAACAATAAACATACAATTCATCATTTTTTCTATTTTTCATCATTTTCATGACTGTAAAATCATACAGTTAGCACATGATGATGATGACCATAGAATTCAAAAACGAGCCGTTTTCCGCGAGTCCGCCGCCCCGTGGAAGGCCGGCCCGCCTGGAGGACCCGCGAGAAATGGGCAGCCGTGGCCGCCCCTCTGCTCTTATGCCCCACTCGACTTGACCAGACCGCGGTAATCCAGCGCGGCCACACCTGCATCAATGCGCACCTTCCATGCGATACCATCAACGGTGAAGCCCTCCTGCTGTTCCAGATACGGCACGTCCATACCGTCAAGGTAAGCCACCTCGATGGTGTCTGTGCCCTGCGCCGCTGCAACATACCACTGCTTGTTGTCCGCCTTATCCAGCCGCGGCTCAACAACAACCTGAGCCATATCTTTAACCACGTTAATAATGCCGGGGTTCTGGTTCAGTGTGCCGTCCTGGTCCACCGGGAACAGAGAGGAAGATGAGAGCACCGCGCGATTGGCTGCCCCTTCCAGAGCAGCGGGAACAAGGATATAGGCCGGGATGACATTGATCGGGTCGCCGTTTGCATCCTCCTGCAGGCGCATAACCTTACGGGCCTCATTGAGTCCGTCTGTATCCATCCCTTTAGCGATGAGGTTTTTATGGTCGGCGTGGAACAGCGCTTTACCATCGGTGAACTTACTGTTCGCTGTCAGGTTTAGATAGACCAGATTCCCTACGGTACGCGCCGCAGCGCGGCCCATTGCCTGGGGAATAGTCGTCAACTGGCTCAGATCGTCATTGATGATGGCCTGCCGGGTAATCGAGAAAATATTGCCATACGTAGCCAGGGCGATAGGTACGCCGCTGTCACTGGTTGTGACATATTTATATTCTGCCCCTTCCGGTACTTTATCCAGATCAGAGAAACCATTCAGACCAACCCGCTTGGCTTCATGGAAGTTGGATAGAGAGCCGGTTTTAGTCCACTGCTGAAATGTCTCACCGCTGTTCTGCCATCCTGTCAGCACCGACTTTTCAGCGCCACCAGCCAGGATATGAGAGAAATCACTGCTACTGTGTGTAAATGCCAGGTTCACAATCTGCGAGCGGCTACCAAAAGCACTAATGCTGATCCCGCGATCCACCAGCGAGGCCTGAGCCATTTCAAAAAGGCTCATCATGGCATAAGGATTACCGCGTTCGGCGCGTTCATGGCCTAAGCGGGCATATAGCCCCTGGCGAATACCATCACCGGTGATGTTGCCGTTACCAGCGTAAATGTGCTCATGGATGGTTTTATCTGACGGAGTAGTGTTTTTGCCCAGCGCCGCCAGAAGCATGTCTTTCGCTTTTTCCGGCGTACAGCCCACATCCTCCAGGCACTGCATCTTCAATGAATCATGCTTACCGCCAAACATCGCAAACAGGTCTTTAATCCCGTTAATACGATTCTGTTCAGGTACTGCGCTGCTGGTAGAGCCTTTAGGGTTAGTAATCATCCCTTTAATATCTTTCGGCATATGCTCAAAATCCTCAATTCGTTTCGATTCAATACAGGCCATTGCGCTGACCGCTGGCAACAGCTCATCTGCGAAGCCCTGCGCCACACATTCACGCCCATCCATCCAGGTCTCACTCTCGAGCATGGCCCCCAGCACTTCGGCAGACTTACCCGTTTTGCGGGCATAAGCCGGGATAAGAACGCTTTCCACCTTGTCCAGTAACTCGGCATAGTCGCGCATATCGTTGGCATTTCCGCCAGATATGCCCCACGGCTTGTGGATCATCATGAGCGCATTTTCTGGCATAACGATGCGGTCGCCAGCCATCGCTATAACTGACGCCATAGAAGCGGCCAGTCCATCGATATGCACTGTGACTTTTGCCGGGTGTTTATTCAGGAGGTTGTAGATAGCGATCCCGTCGAATACGTCACCGCCGGGTGAGTGAATATGCAGGTTGATATGGGAAATATCACCCAGGGCTTTCAGATCCTCAGAGAACTGCTGGGCAGTGATACCCCAGCCGCCGATCTCCTCGTAAATACTGATATTGGCGCCAGTGGCATCGTTAGACGCTTTGATGGTGTACCAGCCTTTCATAGCCATGCCCCCAGCGTATGGTGATGCCAGTAGTTCACGCTGCTACGCACAATCTGGCCTTTAGTGGGGACAGGCATTTCCGGGTGATTCTTACGGATGAATGCCTGGTACTCTTCGATTTTCTTCATGGTTTCAGCATCGATATGAACCGTACCGCCTTTATCGTGCTGCTTATTGTTACGTTCTGCCATCTTCTTACCCTTATCGTGATTGATGGTACATGCACAATCATTGATCAATAAAAGTGGTAAGTAAAATAATTTTAATCAGAAAAACAGATTAATTAGATTGAGGCATAAAAAAACCGGGTTTCCCCGGTCTTAACGAAAACTGGTTTAGCTATCTTTCTGTTGCTTTGTTCTTGCCGATACTCCAGACAATACAGGGTATACGTTGATGACTAACATCAATGTGATAGCCATTATGAGCATTGCAGCTCCCAATTCCCCGAGCGGCTTTATAAACAAGTTAGCAATAGCAATTATATTGATTAGATATATACCCAGGAAAAGGATAGATATTCCCCATGCTACTGCTCTCACAGATCTTTTTGACAGACTTTTCTTTCGTTGAGCATCCAGAGTCATCCAGGTCATAAAAACCGCTATCACAGAGAAAAAAGCCCATGTCAGATAGGACGATGAATCACGAAAAGCATCTGCCAATTCACTAAACCAGGAAATTATAGTTTCGATTATATCCATATCACTTTTCACCATTTCTTATTGGCTGCTCTTTAATACCAGCCGGATTTATAAAAATTAAAAAATATACGTTTAAGTCTTCACCTGTTCACCTTCAATAATTTCTTGATTAAATTCATGTAGTTATATGGTGAATACTACTCTTTCAGGTATTCACTAGTGTTCACCCTACCCTCCACCCTTTAGGACAAAAAACAATCAAAAGGTGAACGGGTGAATACTTGGTGAATACTTAATAAATAAGTGTTCACCCCTTAACACTCTGTTATTAATAGAATTTTAAACAGGGTGAATACTGGTGAACACTTTATCTATAACTTTACTCTACCCCTTCATTCTCAGTAGTGGTTGCACATGATGACATCCAGTCGCCAGAATCATCATGCAGGGTTACGTTAGAGCGTATGCCATGTTTAGTTTTCCGCTTCTGGTATTCCTTCCCATACTCAGCCATTGCGCCAGGCATATCTGTACCGAACCGCATCAGTGAGACAGGCTTACTCAGGCCATTAGCTCGCATGTATGCAAGGTAGGCGTGATACAGGTACTTGCGCGGGCTGAATGGCACTATCTCGGCATTGCCTATAAACATCCCGTCACACACTACCGACGCCATCAGATACCCGCAGAAGTCCACCAGCGAATCACCTTCACGCTTGATCGCCAGAGCCTCCTCTGATTTCTGCTGCTCATACAATAACCGTCTGGCTTCGTCCTGGTCTGCAAAACGTGTAAGCAGATGGCGGATAACTACAGCCAGTTCCCCTTCTATTTTCTCTGCCAACATCGAGTCTCGCTCGTTTTCTGGTACAACCTCCGAGAAATTGAAAATAACCCGGCGCCGCGAAATTCCCCCGCTGCGGTCGCTGAATGTCATAGCATTGTTGTTTACCGCCAGCACCACCGCCTGAATACGGGTTGAATATGGTGCTTTATGTTTAGGATCGATAGACACCTTGTCACCACCAGTTATGGCCTTAATACCTGCACCATCACCAGCGTACCGGGTCATATCCGGCATAATGATCAACGAGTAACCAACCACCAGCGCCCTGTCCCTTGCATCCTCTAGCGCTTTCATACTGGCTGATACCGTATTAGCCTTACCCGCCAGCATGGTGCAGATCTCCGCCATCACGCTTTTACCGCTACCACCCGGCCCCGTTACTTCAAGGAACAATTGCCAGTCGTACCTGTTCGCCAGTACCATAAACAGCGCTGCCAGTACACGATCTGTCTTTCGGTCGTTGTTGGCCA